GAAGCTGCCGCAAATGCCGCGCAGAAGGCCGGAGACTACCCGGCCCACGCGTTGCTTCACGCGGCGTATGTGAGCATTAACGATCTTATGCTGCGCCTCAAGGCGGCCAAGCCGCATTTGGCGAAGTACGGGAAGGCGGATTGAGGGATTCTCCATTTAGGAATTTAGGAATTTAAGAATGAACCCTCACTTCATTCGGATTCGCGTTGAATATTTCAACCCGTGTGAAGCGATTTAAGTTCGGCGTCCGATCTTTTGTGAGGACGCAATTCTTTAATTCCTCAATCCTTCAATCCCTCAATTAGGAGTAATCGCAATGGCCAAACTGACGCAAAAAGAAAGAGATGCGCTTCCGGCGAGCGATTTCGCCGTGCCGGGCAAGCGAGAACTCCCGATGCACAACGAAGAGCACGTGAGGCTCGCCTGGGACATGGTAAATCGGACCAAGGACCTCACTCCCGAAGAAAAAAAGCGCGCGCGGGAGCGGATACTCGAGAGGGCGAAGAAATTCGGGATCGATACCAGAGAATGGCAGAAGCAGGAAGCAGGAAGCGGGAAGCAGGAAGCAAAATCCCGGCAATTCGCCGGTGTGCGCTTTGAGGCGATGGCGCTGGAACTGCCCGAAGTATCCGGCCATCCGAACAGGGCCCCTTTTTCCGGCGTGCTCCTGCGGGTGAACGAACCGAGCGATTATGCGGTCGGAGGCGCGGACGGGCACAGGACCTTTATTCCGAAAGAAGCGGCGGAAAAGGCATTGCCGAGCCTGCTCGGAATGGGCGTGGATTTTAAGGCCACTCTTGACGGCCACGATCCCAAGAAGAAAATCGGTCTGATTACCGGAGACGATATCGACCGGAACGCGCTCACCATAGAAGGCTTTTTCTACGCGAAGGATTTCCCTGAAGAAGTGGCCCTCATCCGCGAGGAAAAGGACCTGCTCGGATTCAGCTATGAAGCGGACGTCCGGGTTCGGGACATGGACGAAGATCCCTGGGTAATCGAGGAAATAACATTTACGGGGGCGGCGGTGCTCTACAAGGCCGATGCCGCATACACGACAACGTCTTTGGCGGCGCAAGCCGAAAAGGAGAGTGCTGAGATGGAAGAGTTGAAAAAGCTCTTGGGAGAACTCGGAAAAAGGCTGGAGAAGCTGGAAGCAGCGCAGACATCAGCGCAGAGCCAGATTGAGGCCAACAAGGCCATCATGGACAAGGTGCACCCGCATGCCGAGGCGTGCAAGGCCTGCGCAGAAGCTTGCAGGGCCGAAGGGATCGGGCTGCATGCGACACGCGGTCATGTGGCGGTCCTGCACAAAATTGCGCATCACATGGAAACCGAGGCCGCACAGGGCCGGATGCCGCATGAACTGCCTTCGAGTGTTTTCCACGATACGAATTGGATGTATGCAATGCAGGCCGGCGCGGAGGGCGAAACCAAAAAGCTGTTCGAAGGCATCAAGGCCGAGATCGAATCCATCGGGACGCAAATGAAGGACCTCCAGGCGAAGGCTTTTGAGGCTGCCGCAAATCCGGGAAGAAAGACACTCACTCCGGAAATCACTGCCCTGCTCAACAAAACCGGCTTGCTCGCCAGCATTGAAAAGGGCGAACTGAATGTCGAGGATGTGGACAGAACGCTCGAAGCAGCCGGGATTAAGGGACGTGCGGCCATAGAGGCGAAGCTCAAGCTGGCAGCCGGGGGACTTCTGCCGATGGGGAAAGCTGCGTAAAAAACTCTTCACCGCAGAGACACAGAGAGTATAGAGGCTAGGCAAAAATGATCTCACGCGAAGCCGCGAAGACGCGAAGCAAGGCAAAAGTTGGGCTTTTCGTATTCCCTTCTTCGCGTCTTCGCGTCTTCGCGTGAAAACTCTTTCTCTGCGCCTCTGTGGTGAATAACTGCTTTTAAGGAGGGAAAGGCGATGAATAGAATCACGGCAAAAATGATAGCGCTTTCAGGCGACCCTACCCATCTCGGGCTCCAGGCTGCGGCCGACTACCTCGGGACCGGGGCCATCGAGGTCCCGATCTTCGAACGCGAGATCATGGACATAATCAGGCGGACGAGCATTACGATGCAGCGGTTGGCGTCCGCGCAGTGCCCTGCCACAGGGCACCCGCACAGGTATTTCGAGCAGACGGCGGTTGCCCAGGCGGCAGCGGTCGATCCACGAAACCTGTCCGCAACTGCTACCGGTCCGACCAGGGTCGAGCGGCCGGCCTTTATCAAGGCTGCGACGGCGCAAAGCAACCTCAGCCTGTTCGACCGGGATGTTACCGAACAGCAGGGGCAATTTGCCTCTGTTGTTGCTAAAGACGTGGACGATATCATCAGTGCAATCGAAAGGCTGCGGGCGCAGATGTTCTGGTCCGGAAACGACACCAGCCTGATGACGCCCACGCAGCTCCAGTGGATGGGCGCGCTTGCGCAGATCACGCTGCAGTTCACGATCAGTCCTGCCGCATCCATTATCGACGGCCTTAAGAGCCAGGTCGCGTTGATGCTGGCTAACCAGTTGTATAAGCCTAAGCCAAGCGCCATCTATGTGAACCCTGTACTGGGCGACTACATCGACCAGGAATTGAAGGCCGCAAAACTCGAATTGAAACCCGTTGAAGTAGTGGCCGGTGTAACGGTTGGGGGGCTTTCGACCCAGGCGGGAGTGCTGCCGATCATCGGCGACGCCTTCATGCCTACCGATGCAGGGGCAGCTTACGGGTTCGGCGCGCCTCCGGGTGGGAACCAGAATTATTACGCCGCGATCCTGTCTGAGGATGACATCGAAATTCCGGTCATCTCCGGCAAGGAATTCAATCCCAATCCGAGGCTGTTCCAGTTGGGATTGGTGGGCAACCTGGCCGGGCAGTTCGTCGGCGTGAAGTTCGATACTTTGGTCGTTAAGGGCGCAGCTTACGCGCACAGTGTCGGGGTGGTGCAGAGGCCGTAAGGGCGAATCACCACGAAGGGCACGAAGGGCACGAAGGGCACAAAGGGTAAAGAGAAAAGATCTCTTGGACAAGGAATAGATTTCTGCAGATTTCTTTTCTTTTCCACAAGTTTCTTCTTCATGTTCTTCGTGGTCTTCGTGGTGAGAATGGGGTTTCGAGTTGGCTTCGATTTACCTGCAAGCGCAGGACTATGCCACGTTCGGCGTGGCAAATACAACGGCGCCCCAGGTGCACCAGGCGTCCGCCATGCTGGACAGCGCCTATTTGAGGAGGCCCGAAGGGCTTATCTGGGCGCCCGACGGCGCCGGGCAGCCGTCCTGGATGCAGGCGCTTTCTGCGGAGTTTTCCCTTGCAAGCGTGGGAGCAATAGTGCCCGGAGCAAATGTCGTTGTACAGGTCACGGGGCCTCTGCTTATGCTCCAGGTAGGGGACGTGCTCATCCTGGACAGGGCAAATCCGGCGGCGGCCGAGGCTTGCATTGTCGTATCGATAACCGGAACGCCTCCGGGTCAGCTCAGCCTAACTCTACGGAATGTAATGTTTTCGCACGGGGCAAATTGCACGATGGAGAGCGGCCTGGTCATCACCGAGCAGAAATATATGCCGAAGGACCGGCCGCTTACGATCCTGTCCCGGACGCCGGTAGTGCGCGTCATTGGCGGCACGGGCAGGTACGGTTACGGGCGGCGCGGAGATGCGGGGAACTATAACGTCGATGATTTCAACCTGCTCGCGGCCTTGAGCAAGTTCGGCGGACCGCCCGCCTGGGAAATATGGGATCCGGCGACGTGCGGGGTCGACCGGGCGACCGGGCAGATCTGGATCCCGGCCGGGATAATGATTGCGTATTATTCCGAGACCAAGATCCGGTACATATCCGGATTCACGTATGCGAACCTTCCGGACGGCGTTAAGCTGGGTACGGCCCAGCTTATAACGGCCCTGCAGATGAATCCCATGTACGGGGCGGTAAAAAGCAGCCGGACCGGAGAGACGTCCATCCAAAACTTCGTTGCATCGAATTTAAGCGAGGACGTGAAGGCAATGCTGAGGCCGTGGGTGGTAATGCCGCTGGGATAAAGTATTCACCACGAAGCGCACGAAGAGCACAGAGAAGATCAACGGGAAGCAAATGCAAAAGATTTTTGTCTTCAGCCAAGCCAGTTTCTTTTCTCCGTGTCCTCTGTGCCTCTGTGGTGAAAGGGTCCTATGAGCTTTTTATACGACCGGACGATCAGCATAACGCGCGCTACAGCGCAGACCGGGGCCGGGCTGCAAGGATATGGAGGCGACGTGGAGGCCTCCGAGACGGTGATCGTTTCGGAGATCGCGGCCGGGATACAGCCAAGGAGAATAGGACAAAAGAACGACCCGAATTTGCCCCTGGACGTGACAAAGGCCCAATGGAGCATCTATTTCCGGCTTGCTCCCGGATTCGACGCGACGACGGTCCAGGACCGGGATTTTGTGACAGACGATCTTGGCAGAAGATTCCAGGTAGTTTCGGCATATCCGAATCCATTCGGGTTCATGCTACATTGCGTGAGGATGGAAGCCTAAGGGAGAGGACTGAGTTGCTCAGGACTGAGGACTGAGTGGAAAAGATAAGAGAGATGGAACTTTTAGCAGTTTTTATAGCACTTTTCGTAATCTGGCTTTTGGCTGAAAACAAAAGCATTCACCACAGAGGCACAGAGGACACAGAGGAAGGGCAAAAAATAAGGACCGCGGGGAAGTGACTTCCCCGCACCCCGCAGGGCCGGCGCACGTGCTATAGCACGTGGCCGGGCAGCCGGCGAAGCGCATAAAGATTTTTTCGCGCGTCCTCACAAAAGATCGGACGCGAACTTGAAGTATTTAACATGGGTTGAAATGTTCAACGCGAATCCGAAAGAAGTGAGGGTTCCTTCGTGATCTTCGTGGTGAGAAGGGTTTTGAATGGCTGATCTTTCCGATGTCATGAACGTGCTGGCCCAAACGGTTGAGGCGGCGCTTTATCCGGGCGGCGTATCGGGTCCTACGGCGCCGAGCGTTGCCGGACCTATCGTACCAGTTTATCCCGGCTGGCCGAATCCGCAGCAACTCGATAAGGATTTGCCGCAAGGCTTAAAGCCGGGGGATTCGCGCACACCGATCGTGCATGTGAACATCTATCCGTGGAAAGCGGACAGAAATACCACCAGGTACATGGAGACCTGGCAGGTTCAGGCGGCGCCGGCGCCGACGATCACGGCGGCCATAAACGGCGTCACGGTCACTCTCGGCGGCACTCCCGGGCCGGGACAAAATATTGCCATCCTCGCAAACGGGCTGGCGTTCGTTTATCAGACCGTCTCCGGCGATACGCTTTTGAGCGCAGCAGCGGCCCTGGCGGCGCTCATAAATGCAGTAATTCCAGGGACCACGTCGAGCGGCGCACAGATAATCCTGCCGGCGACCGCGCGGATCGCGGCGGCGAGGGTCGGGGGTTCCGGCGTTGCGGCGAAAGGGATCCGGAACCAGGAACGCATATTCATGGCCGGGATATGGGCCGGAAGTCCGGCGCTGAGAGACGCCGTGGCCAAAGTGGTCGACCCGGCGATCTCGACTCCCAGGTTCCTTACCCTTCCGGACGGATATGCGGCGCGGATCATCTATCATGGGTCGGCGCTGAACGATTCCGAGCAGAAGATGGGAATTTACCGGCGCGATCTGCTCTACAGCGTCGATTATGCGACCACGATTACCGAGGAAGAATGGGAAGTCGTGGTTGTGCAGCAAAATATCACGCCGGCGAATGCGCCGGAGACGAGCGTTTATGCATGAAAAGCATTTCACCACGAAGCACGAAGGGGACACTAAGGAAAAGATTTATTTATACAAAAAGCCCTTCTTCATGATCTTCGTGCTCGTGGTGGGAAAGGTTTTGGCCTATGTCAACTTACATTGTGACCAGTCCATTCACTTCGGTGTCGGGGGCCCACCAGGTCGGCGCCATGATTACGAACGCCGTGGAAATAGCGGCCATATTGGACGATGACGACGCGGCCTTTGTGGTTCACGGGGCCGATCCGAGCCCGACGCTTACGATTTTGACCGCTATAGGGATGGTGGGATGAAATCAATAAACAAATTCAGGAATTGAGGGATTGAAGAATTGAGGAATTGAATTCCTAAATCCCTAAATCCCTAAATTCAGGAGGGCAACATGCCTGTAGTTCAGCAGGGACAAATCAATTTAACGGCGCTTATCGTGCCCGACGTGTACGTGCAGATCATTCCGCCGAGCAATTACCTCATAAACGGTCTGCCGACGAACATCCTGGGCGTTGTGGGAACTGCGGCCTGGGGGCCGGTCAATTCGCCCACGATCATCGGAGACATGTGGCAGTACGCGCAGCTTTTCGGGCAGATCCAGGCGCGCAAGTACGACATGGGTACGGCCGTTGCCGGGGCGGTCCTTCAGGGGGCGAGCAATTTCAGGTGCGTGCGCGTTACGGACGGCACGGACCTGGCGGCGAATACGACCATCCAATCCACCTGCCTCACGGTGACATCGAAATATACCGGGAGCCTCGGAAGCGGCCTCCAGGTCACCATCGCGGCGGGGTCCGCCGCCAATAGCTGGAGGGCCACGGTTTCCATGCCGGGCGTCATGCCCGAAGTCTTTGACAACCTGGCCGCCGGGCTCGGCGGAAATGCGGTCTGGCTTGCCATCGCAAGCGCCATAAATAACGGCATATCGGGTCTTCGGGGTCCGAGCCAGCTCATCGTGGCGAGCGCCGGGGCCGGGACTGCCGCACCTTCGCCGGGGACAGTCACTCTTTCCGGAGGAACGGACGGCGCATCGGGAGTTACGGCGAACACCCTTCTCGGCCAGGACACCATCCCGAGGCAGGGCATGTACGCTCTCAGAAATACCGGGGCATCGGTCGGGATGCTCGCCGACTGCGATACTTCGGCCACGTGGACAACGCAGGTAGCCTTCGGACTAAGCGAAGGCGTCTATATGATCATGGTCGGGCCTGCCGGGGACACGATCAGTAATGCCACGGCGACGAAGGCCTCAGCCGGCATCGATTCCTACACGGCTAAACTCCTGTTTGGCGACTGGATCTATTTCAACGATACGGTCAACAACCTGGTGCGGCTCATCTCGCCGCAGGGGTTTATAGCGGGGCTTCTCTCGAACCTCTCCCCGCAGAATTCGACCTTGAATAAGCAGCTCTACGGGATCGTCGGGACCCAGAAGAGCATGCAGAACCAGGTTTACTCCGCTGCCGACTTGCAGGCCCTGGGCCAGGCGGGGATCGACCTGATTTGCAACCCGGTGCCCGGCGGCAATTATTTCGGGGCCCGGTTCGGCTGGAACACGTCGAGCAACCAGGTCATTCACGGCGACAACTATACGCGCATGACGAACTACATCGCCTACACGCTCAACGCCGGCATGGGCTATTACGTGGGCAAGACGCAGAGCCTCGATCTGCAACGGCAAGCAGCCGCGACTCTCACTGCCTTTCTCATGAACTTATGGACCATCAACCCGCCCATGATCGGGAACAGCCTCGGCACGATACCTTTTTCGGTCGAATGCGACGCGGGCAACAACCCGCAGAACATGGTGGCCCTGGGATACATGACGGCCTCCGTGATGGTCACATACCTGTCCATAGTGGAGAAGTTCATCATAAACCTGGAAGGCGGCCAGAGCGTACAGGTGAACAAGGTCAGCACGCAGATCGCGCCGCAATAGGGGCGAATTGAGGGATTAAGGAATTGAGGGATTGAAGAATTGAATTCCTAAATTCCTAAATTCTTAAATTCCTAAATTTTCAGGAGAATAAAATGCCGATCAATAATTTCAGTGTAGGGCGGGACGTCAGCCTGGTTATCCAGACGCCGGGAGGTCCGCTGATCTCGAGTCTCGTTACTCATTTTTCGTCCAAGGCCGACATGACGGAAATAAAGGTCAAAGGCCTGGACGGCATAACGAGGCACGTGCGCTTTTTCGACGGCTGGAGCGGCAAGTTCGAATACGAGCGCCAGGACAGCGTATTGGATGATTATTTCGCGCAACTCGAGGCGAACTATTACCTCGGGGTCCCGGAGCAGCCGTGCATGATCCAGGAGACAATCCAGAACCCCAACGGGAGCATTGTCCAATATGTATATCCCGGCGTCTTGCTCAAATACGACAACGCCGGCTCCTGGGAAGGCGACAAAACGGTCAAGCTGGACATAAGCTGGGTGGCGATCAGGCGGCTTAAGACGGCGTAAAGAGCAGGACTGAGGACTGAGGACTGAGGACTGAGCGGAGGGGAAATGCCTTGGGCATGCAGGCTGATTGAATGGCGGAAGGGGATGATTGGAATGGATCTCCGGATCGGGGATATGTGGTTTCATTCTGAGCTGTTCCGAGACGCGGCCGGCTATCTCGATTGGCCGTTCATGATGTCGAAATCGCCCAGGCTTTCCGATTTTTACAAGCAACACAATACCCGCCGCGAACCGGTTCTGGTCTGGATGCCATGCAAAGAAGTCTTTTGCGTGGATGGCATGTGCTGGAATCATGACAGGGTTTTTTATGAAGGTTGGGAAGTGACAGGAGAACCGCCATTAATCACGGTATCTCCGAGCATCAATATCCTTGGGGCATATCACGGATGGATCCGGGACGGAATAATCAGCGATGATTGTGAAGGGAGAACCTACGAATGAAAGTCACAATGCACGATACGGGAACGGCGCCGGTGGAGGAAGAGAAAACCACGGTCATCAAGCCTTCGGGCGATACGGAGTTAATAACCGACGACCTGGGCCGGAAGATCCGGACGCGGATCCCTGATATCCTGGAGGAATATGAACTCATGGCCGCGATCGGCGGGAACGAAGCCGGGAACCCGGCGACGTCCTCGATGGCCCGGATGACCTTATACGTGGCGCAGATAGATGATGTGATAATTGTGGTGCCCAGGACCAGGCCGCAGATGCGCGTGGTCTTAAAGCAGCTCGGCAATGAAGGCATAAAGGCGCTCATGCCGGTTGCCGTGAAACACCAGGCGAAATTTTCCATCGACGAGGAATTACTAAAAAACTACTCCGGGACGACCGCGTAAGAGAGAGGCTGTGGCTCGTGAAAAACGGCCTTCGGCTCGACGAGGCGTTCCTGCTCAACCCGCTAAGCGCAAGGGCGTTTGCGATAATGTTCAGTGAAATGGAAGGGCATAAGTTCGATTTGGACAGGATGGATTTCGTTAAGCCGCCAGCGGGCGAATGATATTTCACCACGAAGGAGGAGCGCAGCGCGGTGAAGAGCACAAAGGAAAGGCAAAAGTGGGAAAACTTCTTCAAAAAAGCATCACCAGGTCGCTCGATCGGAGCAGCTCTTTATCGCCAAAGTGGTGATTCTATATTTTCTTCGTGTTCTTCGTGCTCTTCGTGGTGAGAAAGGCTTTGCATAATGGAAGTTTTTGATCTGGAAGGATTTGCCGTTTACCTCACCCACTGCGCGGAGAAGGGCAAGCAATCGCACTTGGGCCTGGAGCTTTGCGCGCAGATTGTGGAGCAGACTGCCAAAGCCGAAATCGGCGAATATCAGCCGGAAGCATATCCTTTTCCGGCCTGGGCGCCGCTTGCCGAAAGCACGCTGGAGCAGAAAGAAAAACTCGGATACTCACCTCCGGACAATCCGCTCTGGCGCACGGGAGCGCTCCGGGACTCGATCAGCCACGAAGTGGAAAACGATATAGCCACTATCGGCTCAGACAGCGAAGTCATGGTTTATCATGAATTCGGCACGAGCAAGATGCCCATGCGCCCAGTCCTGGGGCCGGCGCTAATGAATAATCTCAAAAATATCGATGCCATATTAGGCCACGCGGCAACGGGCGGATTTATAAGAGAGACGCTGACGAAGACGTTGCCGGACGGAACTATTGCTACGCTCTCGCGCATGGTCGAGGCCCACTCGACCCTTGGATATGATTGGTCCTTTTAGGAGCCGGGTAATGGGTGATGGGTGAAATGATTACACTGCCCTTGTGCACGCTTGGAGTTGGCGCGACGTTTTTTCTCATGATCGGCCTGGCGATTGGGGTGTCTTTGCTTAGCAAGATAAAATAATTGAGGAATTGAGGGATTGAGGAATTGCGTCCTCACAAAAGATCGGACGCCAAACTTAAATCGCTTCACATGGGTTGAAATGTTCAACGCGAATCCGAATGAAGTGAGGGTTCATTCCTAAATCCCCAAATTCCTAAATGGAGAATTTAAATTGCCTACAGCGTACCAGGTAATGGTCACGATAGGCCTCAAAAACCAGGTCTCTCCCGGTCTCATGACCATATCCGGGCAGCTCACCGGCCTGAGCGGCCAGGTGCAGAAGATAGGCAATGTATTCGCGCAGATGATGGCCGGCCGCATGATCGAGAACTTCGGGAC